TCACCTAAAAATAATGTAAATAAGAAAGTCAGATGGCCCTTACAGTTGCAGTTCCCACCATGGAAAGGTGGTCTTTTTTGAAAGAACAAGTTCCCAAGTATTTAGAAAATCCCAATGTGGCATATGTAGTTATTAGTGACGAAAATGGAAAAGACATTAATATAATTTGCGAACTAGGCTTAGACAGTCATCATAAGATGCGCCTTTATAACAATGATAGTGTTCTCGGTGTCTACGGTAATAAAAGACAATGCTTTCTGAATGCACCATCTGAGTGGGTAGCCGTCTTAGATAGTGACAACCAATTTGACGCAGATTTCTTCGAGGGGTTTCAGAAAGCTAGGGAAAGGGATGGAGCCGTGGTGTCAGAAAAAACTATTTACTGTGCAGGAGACATTCATTTCTACAATCTTAAGACGTGTGCCGTTGAAAACAAGACACGCCAATTCAGTGGAATGAAAATCTCAAGGAATAACTGGAATGATGTATTAAAAATGTCAGGGTGGAACTTTCTCTTGAATGACGGGAATTGCATATGGCCACGCGATGTAATTAAGCATTTTCCTGACCTCCCTGAGGATCAGATTGTAGGAACCGACAGCATATTCTTTATGAGACAGGCTATCCAGGCTGGTTATACACTTTCTGTAGAACCCACGATGCACTATGTTCATGTAGTCCATGATGGGTCGCATTGGTTACAGAATGCATCTGTGTCTTCTAGACTAATGGGTTTGAGGGATTGGAGGGTTTAATTCTATTTCGTCTGGTCTTATAAGATTTCTTTTTAGAAGCTGCTCTTTTTGTACTAGAGCGTTTATAGTCAAAATCGGATGTATATGTCCAAATACCGTCATTTTCGTAGAGTGTAGCTTCATTATTAAAACCCCGCCATTCTGGTGCTTCACGATTAGGAGGTTCTTTCCCTCCAAATAATATACCCATGTATTTCTTGTGCCACAATAGAATTGAAAGGTAAAGTCTATCTTGTGGAAACGAATATACTACTTGGTTTGGCTGTTGTAAAACAGTTTGTTTCCTGTATTCCATATCACGTTTACCGCCTTCTTGAACATCTATATCTTCTTTTTCCTCGTTTTCCATTGTTTCAATTAATTCTTTAGGAATTGTAATAGGATTTCTTTCTGGGTCCTGAATTATTTCGAGTGTATTTTTCCTTGAAATAGTTTCTGCTTCCTTGAATTCTTTGTCTGTTATATTAAATATATTCTCAACAATACTATCAAGTTTCCGTGTAAGCTCTTTATATTCACCTTTATCATCATTTACAATAGTCATATGTGTTACATGTGTTAGTTTACTATATTCATCTGCTGTCAATGTAGATGAATCCTTGAATTTAGAAAAAAACTCTGGATAATCAGGTAAAGGATTATAATTATAAGAAGCAATTTTACTAAATATATGCGTGTTAGCCTTGATGTGGGCGAGTTCATTACGCAATTCACTTATATGTATTGTCCTACCGGTCCTTGACTGCGTCTTAATCTCGTGACTTAGAGTAGAAAACCCAGGGTGTTTCATATAGAATGGAAGAAGGGGTATCATATCGTATGTTAACAGGGTTGGATCTGGAAAACGTGCTCTATTTGTAACACGATCCAATGTTAAATGTTTGTCAAGAAGTAACTTGTTAAAGACACTTCTTGCAAACTTGGTAAATGTTTTAGGAGCACCAATTGTGATTAAATGCATATCTGGTAATTTCATTATATCCTTTTTCTTCATCTGAGCAAGAGCTAGGCCAAGTATATTCGCGTATGCACCTCCAAGAGAATGCCCAGTTAAGAATATTCTTTTTACATTAGTGTGTTCACTTAGAAGAGATTTCATTTTGTCAATTATTTTTGGATAGACATTTTGAATACCTGTTATAAATCCACGATGAGCACTAAATGGATGTACGCGATGGTTGCCTAGTTTCTCAGCATCTTCAAGGACATCTGAAAATAATTCATTTCCAAGAATACTAGCCATTGGATGATGTCGTATATTAAAATCTTTCATCAAGTTCCTAAATGTTTCGGTTCCTCTGAAACTTACGACTAAACATTTTTCTCCTAGAATTTTTGAAATAGATATACTCAGCATAATATCCTCTTTCTCATCGTATAATAGATAACCAGACGGTTTCTTTTGCATGGGAGATAATTCTAGTTGGTCTGCCGTAGACTTTGCATTCATTAAATATGACATTGCCTTGTTAAATACGAGTGGAGAATAATCAAGTATACTATACATTTTAAGAAGATCTCGTGCCCTCCATTCATAGTTAAGACGAGTAAAATAGCAACAAATTGTAAGAGTGGCTTCGTATTTTCCTAGAATATCTTTGGTAATAGGAGAAGGAATTTGTAATGTTTTCTTACTGAGTGGTCTACCATTTAACTTGTGACCCTCACTAGATTTTACCAAATATCCAAGATATGTTGTAAATTTTCCCAAAGGAACCGTATCTTCCATCTGTTAATATAAAACAAATGAAAAAATTGATATTCATTTGTTTTATATCCAAGGTAAAATGAACGGCGTAAATAAGTTTCTAGTTGTACTATCACTCTCAGGTGTTATTATAGTATCAGTAAGTGCTTTCTATATTCCATCTGTTGGAGGAACCATTCCCTTAGGAATGAACCCGCAAGAGTTTCAGAAACAACAGAACGAGGTGATGTATGCTTCTATTCCTTTTAAGATTATGATGGGCGGAGCTGGCCTTGCAGCGAGTAGTCTATTATGTGTTTACATAAGAATAGCAAGAGAAGAGAGGCGTGAAATAAGAAAATATTTACAATCAAGTTTGGGTAATACTTCTGTAGAAGTTAAACCAATTCTTAAGATAACACGTATTGCAGTTGAGCCTATGAAAGAAGAAGTAATACCTGTCAAGGAGGTTGTACCTGTCAGACAGGTTGTGCCTGTAAAATATATTATACCAAGGCCCTTAGTGTTACCGCCTGTAAGACCACCCTATATGGGTAATCCAGCTATTTATTCTCTACCTATGCCTAACATAAGACGATATAATGTTCGCCCACCATACAAATACGTTAGGTAAAATCATTCAACCTTCTTTACCATAACCACTGTTTTGTTAGTAATTGGCAAAACTCTTTTTTCACCAAAGTCGCTAACTGGCTCGAACGTATTTTTAGGGTCTGCGATTGCTTCTTCTTTCGACGGCAATAAAGAACCAATGGATTCTATAAGGTTAACGGCTAAGTCACGCCTCCCTAAGACTTCACATATCATTAAAGCCGTATTGATTGCTAATAACGTCTGAGATGTACATGTTTGAACAACGATACACTGACCCTCTTGCAAAGACTTCTCGCCATTCGCAGATGGAACTGTTCTTGATACCCACATTCGATGTATGTTACCGGTATAAGAAGGCATTCTTGCTAAAATACGAGCACAACAGTCTAGAAACTGAGAGACTTCTCGTTGGTTCGTCAAAAGTTTCCACTTCTCCTGTAATAAAAATATATGCTGTTCACCAGAGGGTTTCTTAATCTGTAGCATGTGATCTACTCCATTTAAACTTTGTTCCTTGAAATGATCTCTAATCTGCTGCTCTCCTAAAATCTCAAATGTCCATCCTGGTTCTAAATTAGATTTAATTTGCTCGAGAACATATTGTATTCTACGTTCAAAAGCAAAACCTTTCTCACTCATTACCTTATTTACAGAAATTATATTTATGTAGTAAGATTTACAAGAACATCCTTATTCTTATGTAATGAAAGTGCCAATTGTGAATACCCCGATTTCTCAAGAGATACGTATAGTTCTGAACCACTTGCTAATAACAAGAGATCGACAATAGAATCTATATTTAAATTCTCATTATTGTCTTCTGTTCTCAAGTCAATATGTATATTTTTTCCCTCAGAACCCTTAGGAATAGTTGAAAATGTATAAACTGTTTTAGCAATAGATGCCTTACACAATTCAATTGTAGACGCATTATCGCTGGCAATAAATACATTATCTGAACTTATTTTAATCTTAGAAAGAAAAGAAGGTACGTCACTCGCATAATCTGTATTCCTTATATGCAGGGATGTATATACTGAAGGTAAAAGTGCCTTTCTTTCACTATACTTCTGTATAATCTGATTTGCCAAGGAAGATTCTCTTAATAGAAAGATTGCATCCATTCCACCACCCCTTGGATAACATACTACGACAGTTTCAAAGTGCTCCTTTGTTGGATTAAATTTAAGATAAGATTCTGGTGTTTCTACCAGATTTCTTAAATTTATCGAAGATAGTTCATTTGGATAAATAGATTTACCATATAAGGTATCATATAAGGTATCAATATTACCCTTGTAAAAAATAGAACCCTTGAATTTCAAGTATTTAGAAATATCATCCTTGAAGCCAGGTGATTTTCGTGTGTCGACTACTAGAATACGTTTGAATCGTAATGCATATTGATAGCAGTGCCATATTCTATTTAACATATCATTCAGGCCGTCTTGTGGAATACATATTAGGTATTTTTTAGAAGTCAAGACTGCCTTCATTCTAAGACCAGAAACTCGCAATGGCTTTAATTAGACGAGCCTTGTGAGTACAATCCGTTGAGGTGTGTAGCATTTTCTTTTGTCCCAAAACTAACTCCGAAATCATTGCTCGAATAGCAGGAGTGTCCTCAATTATATTGCCAACCTTTCCTTCATCCATGTATCCCATAGAACACATGAAGGGATGGTCAGACCAATTATGTGTGTCAGTATAGGGAATAGAAGAACTGACTTCAAAGTAAATTGCTGGGCCATAATCGAGTTCAAGTGCTTTTACATGAATGGTAATTGGAACATCATGGTCATAGTTGGAACCAACTACCATAATAGTTGCATTAGCAATTACAGACTTTGTATGCTTATTTTCCCAGGTAAGGCTCATTGGTAACCTTTTACTAAAAAGGGTGAAATTTCAATTTTTACTTATAAAATGTGGATTGAAAATTGAAAGAGGGAGGCTTAAACTTTTTGCTAACATACAAATGTCTAAAACCATAAATGATTTCCTTGAAACTGCTTGGGTAGAAAATCATACTATTCCTGACAAGGGAGTAGCATCATGTACAGCATGTTCTTCGAAATTCGAAGAGTGGGAACATCGAGATGTGAGCACATGTATGTCATGTGGGACTGTTATTAGTAGATGCTTGGATCTAACTGCCGAGTATCGTTACTTTAGTCAAGATGATAAAGGTGGTGGCGACCCTTGTCGTGTTGGTGCGCCTCAAGACAATCGGTTCCCCGAATCTAGTCTAGGAACGGTTATCTTGCCTACACAATCCGGTGGTTCTGCAAATACCCGGTGGTCCATGAATAAGATTAGGCGCTATCATACATGGAATATGTTGCCTTACAAGGAGCGCAATCTGCTGCATGTATTCGAGACATTACAGATTACGGCTGCTAACCAGGGCCTGGATTCCGGTGTTCTTGATTTGTCAAAAGAATACTATGTTGCCTTGACGGCGAATTGTCAGAAGCGTGGTCTATCGCGGTCTGCTATTCTAGCAAGTTGCGTATTCTCTGCATTGAAACAAGTTGGTCAGCCCAGAAAGCCAAAGGATATTGCGGATATGTTCAATATCAAGACAAGTGACTTTACGAAGTCATTCAAGTATGTTCAGGAGGTTCTTGCTTTAGCGCATCAAAAGGGTAATCTTAAGGGGTTCTCCGGCTCCCCTTCCGCTATACAGTCAACACGCGCATCGCATTATATTGCGCATCCGTTAAGCAAATTGCCTCTAAAGCGTTCTGAGTTTGCGATTGTTCTGGCCTTATCAACAAGGATAGCAGATGTTTCAGAGGATATGTCATTGTGTGCTGAACATATGCCACCCTCTCTTGCTGCGGCAGCTTTGGCAGAGGCTGTCAGACTGAAAGGTCATAAGGAGATTTCCATGGAAACTATTGCTGGGCTCTGTGATGTTTCCTCAGGAACTCTATTGAAATGCTGGAAACGTTTGGATGAAACGAGGAAACAGTGGTCTGAAGAATGCGGCGTTGTGTCCACAGAAACTGTAAACGTAAAGTAGTATGGGCGCGGGGTCGTCGAGTTTATCACCCCCAAAAACAATTACAAATGATGAATTAAAATCGGGCTCAGAAGATATCCGACGGATGTCAGATGCTCTTTTTCAATATATGTATACGAAATGGGAACCGAAAGATGTCTGGGAAATAGCTAATAACCCAAGTAATTATGTTATAGCATTATCTGACTTGATTACTACACAGTTTCACGTATTAGGATACACGCGTAAAGATGGTAAATTAGGAGAAATATATTTTAAAGAATGGAAAGATTTAAAACCTCCTATGAGCACGGGAGATTATGCTAAAGAAGCACAGAATGCTAAAAATTCTAATAATACAAGGAGGATAAGACGGCAACGTAATGACAAAAATTATGAAATTCAAAAGCAAAATTCAGAGATTATAGCATTCTATTTTGTTCGCATTTTCCAAATCTTAGGTGCATTACTCCTAGTTGTAAAGGATTTTAACATGCCTTCATTTAATCCAGAAACTGGAGAAGAAGTGGTTGCTACTAGTAACAATGCTTCTAGAAATTTCGCACATCAGGCTTATCAAGTGGTGTCTGCATTCAAGTCACCTAATATGAAGGGGGGTGCAAGAATGAGTTTTGAGCCATCGATGCCACTTGGCCCCTATGATTTTTTACGATTTTATCTAAGACAAGCTGATGAAGACGATATTTCTAATTTTAAAACGAAAGGTCATCTGTTAGATAGAAAAAGGGAATTTATGTTTGAAGGGAGTGACACTATGATATTCGAATTTACTCCTTATAAGGATGCTACAGAAATACGTGCCGATACAAAGCCTTCTCAGAGAATCAGTATACTTGTTAAAAACTCTACTAATGGTATATATGAAAAAGCATATATACCTGTGTTTGTTAGTGATATTCAGTTCGATCTGAATGATGGTGGCTTTGTAAACATGATACAGGGTTATAAAGCTCCAGCTGAACGTCCAGAAAAAGAAAGGGAAACAGCTTACCCTAGAGAAGTAGTTCTTGATATGGTTCTTCCTGAGAAAAGTGGAGGAAATAACAAGGTTACTTTTACTCGCATAGGAAAAACAAAGTCTTTAAATTTAGGTTTTGAATATCAAGTTACTAGAGATTCTAAAAAGTTTGTTGATAATTTGTTACTTGTTATGCCTTCAATGAAGAGAAGCGATTTTGTTAAAATGCTTGAACGTGTTCTTATATCTGGCCTGAGACTGACAAGGTCAGAGCTAGAAGATGTGATCTTTGAGAAAAAGATAGAAACAGAGGCGACAGGGGCAGAAAAAAATAAGCCCAAACCTCCGAATAATAAATCACTAAAAGATACATTTGGCGAGTTAGTAAAAGATAACCATAAACCCCATTGTATCGCAAGGGCATTACAGCTCCTAGACTCGGCATCGATTAGTGGAAAATTCAAAAACAGAAGTGGAAATACAAAAGTGTGTAAGGACGCACTTGGAGGCAAATCATCTATGAAACTATCTGAGTATACGCCTACTCGCTCTTTTGGACAACTATTTGGAAAAATTAATCCTATTGATTATCAGTCTTCGATAAATGTTCTAAAAGCATTTGTTCAAAAGGATTCTACTGGAAATCCTTTGTCCGCAGATGCTGTTGGCAACTTTCCTTCTGAAAAGGATGAATTACAAGCTGCAATAAAACGATTAACTACCGCATTCAATATAGTCTATAGTGACCAAAAGGACCTTGCAAGTGTTGAGGTAAAAATTTCTTCTAAGTGTGACCCTAAGGATATTGGGAAAGATATAGAAATTAAAAATACTAATACAATAAATGAGATGAGAACGGCTTCACAGAAACTTCTAGCATATCATCTAGCACAAATAAGAAGAATATCCGAATTTCTTAAAAAGATATTCAATATCACTCAGAGGGGCGATGGTTCGTGGAAGGTAGAAGGTCCAAAGACTGAACTATTATTTGCTGGATTTGAGGTAATGAATGATTTAACCAATCAGACTCGAGCCCTTTTATTAGATTACTACGCAGGATGTGAAGAAATCTACCAGGGTGGATTAAAGGCGTGGGAAGCAACTGCAGCGCCAGCGGCTAACAGGGGAAGTCCAGGTCCAGGTGCGGTATTGCCCTCGGCTCCTCGCGCCCCTTCTGGTGGTCCTCCTGCTCCTCCTGGTGGTCCTCCTGCTCCTCCTGGTGGTCCTCCTGCTCCTCCTGGTGGTCCTCCTGCCGTTGGTGGGCGAAGACGTCGTAAATCTAAATAATTGAATTATCAGGTTTAGATCCAAACCATTTACCAGGAGACCATCTGAAGGCATACATAGAAACAAGGGAGTCTGTTTTCCAGCCTCTCTCGTTTTTTACAAGAGAGTCGCATGTGACAAATACCCAGCATTCTGGCAGCTCGGTATCAAGAGCTGTTTCCCATTTATCTAGGCCATTTACATCGTGAATACTTTTTATTTTAAATAAGGGTAGGCCAGTTGCCCGTTCAACTTCCTCGTAAGGATGGAGATCTAGAAGAGTATTCTCTTTTACATCTTTGGAACCTGCCTTCCTGCATTTTAACCATGTCGAAAAAACAGGAACATGTGGAAAAAGCAATGGGTAACCTTCTTTCAAAAATACATGTGCTTTTCTATCCATGTTAAATGTTATAAGGTCTAGCATTTCTAATAAAGTAGAACCAAGACCCTTTGACCTCCATAAAGGATGAACACAATACCAGTCTACAATACCCCAAAGGGTTGATTTCGGGGAATTAGGATAAGGTGGTCTAATAGCAAAGCTTGAGACACATCCTCGAACGGTTCCTTTTACATCTTTCGCAACTATCCAGATGGCCCTGTTTTCTATTATAGTATTCTTGAGCCATTCAGATGTAACTTGAGCCTTCGTTTTCGCATCCTTCTCTTCAAACCATTCATTCAAGAGTTTAGCAATCCCATTGAGGTCTTCAGGAGATGCTAGAGAAATATCACAATTCCCAGGTCTCAGATTAGACGGAATTTGAGGAGGTTCAAGGTCTATTAAGGAAACTTCCGATTGTTTTAGAAAATTCACTATCTGTGTGAAAATCGGCACTTTACCCTTCCAGAACATTGTATTTAGTAGTAAAATTGAAATATGACGGCTTAACTATTACGCAACACCGGATATATAGTAGAATGAGTGGAATTAGGATTACTGCCGATATGTTATTGAAGATGCTGAATGAAGATGAAGTAATACATGAACCGGTAAGTAAGACAGAAAAGGTAAAGGAGGAGCCAGTTGAGCGGCCCAAGCGTTGTCAGAATGAAGCGTGTAATACGAAGCTCAAGTTAACAGACCATATTTGTAAGTGTAAGGGGTATTATTGTATGCAACATCGCTATTCTGAGGCTCATAAGTGCACGTTTGACTATAAGGCTGCTGGGAGAGATTTGCTAGGGAAACAATTGGCAGCGGTCACTGGCAACAAGTTAGAGCGCATCTGATGCTGTAGGGATAATCTAAAAATTGAATAATTTTTATTTATCATAGTAAGTATGTCATCTAGTTGTATCAAGCGTATCCAGAGGGATATGCGTATGATGTCAGACAACGAAGAGCCTTTTAAGAAATGGACTGCCAGGCCCGGTGGAGGATATGATTTGCTAAAGTGGGAGGCTACAATTCAAAACCTAGATGACCCGAGGCACAGAGGTAAGAAATATAGACTACTTATTGAAATACCAATGAATTATCCATTTGTTCCTCCTCTTGTCCGATTCATTGATAAGGTCAAATGTGAAAACGTGTATCCTAATGGGGAACTCTGTCTCGATATATTGAAAGGAGAATGGTCACCTGCATTTACTCTATGGACATTGCTAGAGTCAATCGCCAGTGTTTTGACTGATAAGCCCATAACTGGGCTTAGCAATAAAATTCCAACTACAATGGAAATGGTTACTCATAATATACATTCAAGTCCTCTAAGAATTCCGGAACCTATTAGGCCTAGAAGAAAGAGGCGAACTGAGTTAGAGATGCTTTCTGTCTAATACAGGTCGCTTTCTGTCATATTATATACTTCTCTTCTGACAATCTTAGGATAAATATTTTTCCAGTAATATATGTCTTGTTCCGTCGGAACATGAGATGTTCTAAGTTGAACCATGGTTCCAGGACTGGTTCCGAAGAACCCATCATATCGCTTGAATATCGCGAGAACTAAGATAACAAATATAATTAACCAGACGTGTGTTTTCATCTACATTATAGATTAGTATATTGTCCAATATACATTGGAACTAATTTAGGAGACCAACGCCCCATAAGTTTTGTCTTTACCGGGTCGAACCATGAAAGTTCGTCTTTTTCTTTCTTATCGCGCTTCATACGCGCGAAGAATTTCGGATGTTCTTTTAACCAGTTGAACCAGTTTAGACCCCTTCGAATGGATTTCACGGGTGTCTGTGCTCTAAATACATGATAATGGAAATAGGTATTTGGTAAGAAATCAGGCTCTATGGCCTGCTGAATAAGTCCAGTATGCTCGAGATTATGTAGAACATTGATATGGGCTTCTTCGTCAACTTCGCGTCTAATTGATTGTTTTAATAGTTCCATTATACTTGTTCTAGGATGCTTGAGGGCATCCTTCCCTTCCATCTGACCCTTAGGAGGTTCCCATGATTTACCACCCGCGTGTGCACCGGTTCTCTTTACTACAAGAAATCGCTTTGGGTCGTATACAGTCCCTTCTTCGTGAATGAAGCAGATTGCTCTAAGATAAACACGCCAACCTTCTACCGGGTGCTCCACGTAGAAATAGCCCTTAGATGGATCATATGGAAGGAATTCTTGACCTCTTATTAAACCAGGCTGGAATACATCAAATATTGGAGTTGATCCGGATGTTTCCATCTATAATATATTAAATATGTGATATTTAGACCAGTAATATTGGAGAAATCAATTAAGGGTATCCTGTATTTGGATAATATTGATATCCATAACCTTGTGGTGGAGGAGCAGTCATGGGAGGGGCTATCATAGGCATTGGCATACGACCATGACCACTTGGGTCTGATGCATGGTTTAATAATGCCTGTTCGAGGGTGGTTATTTTACGATTCAAGTTCCTGAAGCAAAATCCCGAAGTTACACATGTTCCGATAGATATAGCAATTGGTAGAATAAGAAGTAGAGTCTCCATTTCTAATTCTACCAGTATATTTGAGTAAAATATAATACGCTATGGATGTGTAAACATTAATACGTAGGCATATTCAAAGCCTGCGCTCATTAAATCAATAAATCCATTATAATTCCATCCGGTTTTTTGTGCTATATGAACAAAGTCATTTATATCACGCATATGTAATGTATGACGTTGTCTGCGAACAGTTTTGTCTGAAAAACGAAATACTTCACGGAATTCTGCAGTTGGATCTTGTAGATCGAACTCGGCTTCATAAGAAAACTTGTCAAATTCCACCTTACTCTTTGTAACACGCTTCTTTACATATTTCTGAACGGTTGTCCCAACAAATGGAGAAGCAGCTTCTAGCAAAGGGTCAAACTTATATTTATTGACAACTTCTATAGCAAGTTGACCACCTGGACGTATCCAGTGGAAAAGATTTCTAAAAATACCTGAGGGGTCGTTAGAATAGTAGATAGTGAAAAATAAAAGTGCTGCATGAGAAAATTGTCCACCTGAAAATGTATACTGCTGGTTCATATCACCGTGTAAAAATGTTACGGCCTCACGCTGGTCCTTTGGTAAATTCGCAGTAAGCAATGTAACATTACGTGCGCGCCGGAGCATTGCTTCGCTCTTATCAAGACCAGTTACAGAGTTTACGCCCATTTTTGCAAATAACGTGGTCGCAATACCCGACCCACACCCACAGTCTAGAACATCCATACTTTCTAGCTCAGCATTCTTCTTCCACTGATTTATTATTAAGCCAACCTCTTGAGGATATCTGCTGGCTAATTGTGTTAAACTGTCGTAAACGTTGGAATAAAACTCGTCAAACAACTCCTGGTTTTCAAACCACGTAGTTCTAGATTTTTCTAACTCGGTCATCTGTGTTTCAAAGCCCTCTTTGAGGCCAGATGGAATTAGAGCATAATGGTTATCCCATGTTAGCCACATGTAATGAAAGCATCCGCACATCAATAGGAATATTAGAACCCATTGAAATCCAGTTAATCCCAGTGTTGTCACCTCCATATCTGTTTAATCTCATCTTCTTTTTCTACACGTCTTACCTCTTGAGTTTTTAGAACAATCGCTTCTGAATGTTTCCAAAGTCTTGCATAAGTGAGAATACTTACACTTATTTAGCAAATCCAAGTCACTTTCCATATTACATCTCACTTTCCATAACCATTTCATTGTAAGAGACTTTGTAGAAAGATTTTCTGGAAAACCTGTCTTTGCCCACGATTCTCTCCACTCCTTGAAAGGTAGAACAACGCTGATTGACCTCCAAAAAGTATTATATAGAGGTAATCGTTCTTCTGGTTTTAAACAATTCCATTTATTTTTCTCTTCAAATGTAGCCATTGTCTCACATGGTGGTGCGCCGGGCATTGGTACAGATTTGCGAGCTGCGTTCGACATAGGATGGAGGTCAGCAACGGAAAAAAGGAATTCCCAGCCGTGAAATACTGTCCTAGAACATCCCGTTGCGATAATCTGTTTATAGTATTTTTCAACAGCATCGAATGGCGGATCGGGTGGAGCATGTAAGCGTTGATTTCGTAATTTAGCATTCACTTCATTGTGAATTTTCCATAGCCACCTCGTCAGTGTTTCTCTTGATTCAAGAGCTGGTTCTAATGGATACGTGTCCATATAACCAGCAAGAGATGTACGACAGTATTTACATGGTAGCACATACGGTAACATTTGGAAAAATTCCCTCATAGCCGCTTTTTCATACGGCATGTATGCAAATGTTATTGTATGTAGTAATCTCCAACCGGAAGGCCCCCAGAAACGGGTATCCATCTACTATTATTTATTATTCTTAGTCCTATTCCGGTTTGTTCTTGATTTTGTTATGAAACTTTTCCTCTTAGACCTACCTCCGCTAATAGGCTTAACAACTGGCATGTTTGCGGGTAAAGCCGAAGGTAAAGCCGAAGGTAAAGCCGAAGGTAAAGCCGAAGGTAAAGCCGAAGGTAAAGCCGAAGGTAAAGCCGAAGGTAAAGCCGAAGGTAAAGCCGAAGGTAAAGCCGAAGGTGGAGCTCGACCTAGTGCTGGTGCTACTGGGCCTAGTGCTGGTGCTGCTGGACCTAGTGCTGGTGCTGCGGAAGGTCCAGGCGAAATTAGAGTTTGACCTACTGGTTTTACCCTTCTTATAACTGCAGTAGCCGAGGCTTGTCCTAGAAGTGTAATAGTTTGGTTAGAAGTACCAATGTCAGAAAAACGTATATCTACATTTACAAGGGCAACTGAGGTGGGATACATTTTTTTAGCCTGGATATCAAGCTCTCCCATCAATGACCCTGTAAGTTCATTGATTTTCTTTTCCATTAATATATTTCTCCCTTCAGATGTTGCAGGATTCTTGCCTACATTTATAATCTCAACCCGATTTACAAAGACAGCGCCCCCTGGTTGTAAAGATGTTTGACTAAATGTCTGTGTAGTAAATACTGCCAGAGGTTTCGACATTACTATAATATACTGTTAAATATTCTAGACATCTTCTAGAAATAATGTATTTGTAGTGTCATCCATGCGAACAACGTAATCACGAGATACCTTAAATCCTAAAATAGACATAACAACCGTATACTTCTTTTTCTCTGGAGGGCTAGTGGGGACTTCCGCGGGGACTTCCGCGGGGACTTCCGCGGGGACTTCTGCAGGGACTTCTGCAGGGACTTCCGCGGGGACTTCCGCGGGGACTTCATTTTGAACAACGACCAAGTCGCCTGTTAGCGAACCCGCAACAGTTTCAGACATTAAGACACCAGCTTCAACAAGCTCCTTTTTAAATTTACCCGAGCCTTTTACCGGAGAGCCATCGGGCATTGATAATTCTGTACGACCATAGATAGTCCCATTGCCATAATATTCGGTAAAACGGATGTAAACATCTTCTTCTGTGATATAGCCAATTAAAGTTTCAAGTGTAATAGGTGACGCCATTATACTTGAAATATGTAAAAAATCTTTATATAAGGACATTTATAAATTAGAAACCACCACGCAGCCTCAGAACCAGATGAAGAGTAGACTCCTTCTGAACATTGTAATCAGATAGAGTGCGGTCATCCTCTAGCTGCTTCCCCGCGAAAATGAGACGCTGTTGGTCAGGAGGAATGCCCTCCTTATCCTGGATCTTGGCCTTCAGGCCTGCAATCGTGTCAGAGCTCTCCACGTCAAGAGTGATAGTCTTACCAGTAAGGGTTTTCACAAAGATCTGCATCTTTTGGTATAATTTACTACAGGTAAAAGTGTGAGTCAATTTTATGAGGAACCAAATGATTGCATATTGAGAGGAGCTAGGAAGGGGCGCACGGTAGGCTGTGTTGACTCCTCGGACTTACACTTGACTACTGTAGGGGGGCATACAGGTCTTGCGCAAGGGGCCGGAGGTGGGCATTTCGTAGGGGGTGGGCATTTTACAACCGGGCAGCGAGGACGAGGGCAGGGTGGGCATTCTCCAGCATCTGTCTTGCATCTGCTATTATCTATAATGACCGGTTGGGGCTTTGGAATACTGCTTTTTAATACATATTTGCTTAAATCTGGAACTGGTGGGCACTCGGTCTTTAACATATAATTGGACATTTCAGGCATGGGTGAACGATTGCATGGGGGAATTTGAGATTTCAACATGTACTTGCTTAAATCTGGCTCCATTACGCGTGGGCATGGAGCTACCGGAGGGACAGTCATGCTTGGCGTACTAGAAGAGCATCCACATTTCTGCGCTGGATTTCCACAGCCGCCACATTTTTTTCCACACCCGCAACTGCTCATTGCATTCCCACAGCCCTTACATGCAGCTCCACATCCACATCTGGACTTAGATGTTCCACATTTATCACACAGCCGGGAATCTCTAAATCCTTCCTCATTAAAATCACCACCTACACGAACGAGTAGACCTTCATTTTCAAAACCTGTACGATATAAGAAACCAACCGCAGATATACTGGCTATGAGTAAGGCGGCAATGCCAATTAATACCATGTGGAACTTATTGAACTTCATCACTTATCTAACATAATAGAATACTATTTATTGAGGAGAAGACCAACCTTTCCATCTTTGTGGCGGACATCCACATACAACGGGTAAATCGGGATCCATCGTTGTTCCTAGACGGCCACAGACCATCTTTGCATGTCCTCTCCAGGAATACGCTGGAGACATTAAAGAATCCTTTGGAATACAACCAAAATCTAAGGGATTTAGACCACGTAATTTAACCTGCTCACAGATGGTTTCTGCACGTTTTTTCCAGTCAAAATGAGCAGCCTTGGGTAAATTACTTCTTGCTATGGCATTATCGTCCATACCAGGTGAAACACTGTCGTAGGCACTTTCCATATGTAAGCCGTTCGTGGGGCCATAACTACTGGGCCCAGAACTGGGCCCAATTCCTAGAACACTATCAGCAGATTGACCAGAGGTATGAGGATGCATACCTGCTACTGCGGTCATAGAGCCGTCACCTTGTAAAGACAAGTCACGCTTGTAAGACTGAGTGTTAGATTTTTTACCTTTATTTAATGGGTCGGATACATTATAACCGAGATCCATACTAATACGGAACATACCACGTTCTTTCAAATTCTTAAATACATCCTGAGCATGTTCAACTCCAACTAGGCCTGATAATTGTTCTTCTATCGCATTTAATTTCTTGCCGTTACCTTGTGAGAATACATCCTTGACATCTTTCTGAGGCTTTGCTAGATTTGGTAAGACCTCTTGAATATCTTCCTTGAAAACCGGAATATCTTTTTGTGTCCACTGACCCTTGTTTAGTTTAGTAATCATGTCAGAAAGTGCTGTATACATTTCTTGTAGTCTCTTAATTCTTGCTTGAACAACTGGGTCAACTGTCCCTGACGCAGATAGTGTCAAAATTGCAGCATATGTCTTTGTCTGAAGAAGTTCTAAATCTTTCTTCGTAGCCTTTGTTTTTTCTCCTTCTTTAGCCTTGGGAGATCTCTTATCCCCTTGCGCAACTGCTTTTCCAACAACTCTAACAGCATCCGCAGGTTTCCTTGCATCCAAGCGTCTATCCCTGAAGCCTTCGACACCACCAGTGACTACACCAGCTGTCTGAAATAAGCGAACCTTCTTCTGTAAGAACATGAGAGCACCTTCAATCTCCGCTAGACTTTGCTGTGTTAGTTGAGACTGAACACCTGGGTTTTTATCTAAGACTGTAACTTCCTCTTGCAACTTACGAGCATCCGCGCGAAGTTGTGTCAATGGTAAAGAAACGCTAGGGTCAGATGAATTTGCTAAGTTAACGCCCTCAAATGCCAGGAACGCCCGTAAGTCTTCGTTTATCTTCTTCATTTGACTTATTTCAGCAGGCATCATAGCAGGGTCTTGATATTGAAATGAGCCTACAGATGCCATTTGCCCATATGGACCAAAAGGTAGTTGATTTGGTATAGCCGGATTAGGCATCGCCTCCGTATTTAATTTTGCAGGTTCCAGACCCTTGGGTATCTTAGGTTCTGAAATGGGTGATGATAGCAAGTCCTCAAATCCTTCCATTGCTGAGTCTAGCAAGTCAGTGCTATTCAAAATCCACGCCACTAACCCCAGAAGTAATAGCATGTATAATATAGTTGTTGGCTTCATTCGACCTTCTATAATTAGGTGCTGTTTGAAAATTGACGTAATAAACTTTCATTATACAAGTATAATGAAAACCACGTATTCACTTGGAAAGGCAGTGGAAGTTGGTATAGACGAAGCTGGAAGAGGGTGTTTTTGGGGACCTCTATATGCCGGGGCAGTCATATGGCCTCCAGAAGAAGAATGGACAGATAAACATCGTGAAGTTGCACCCAAGATTAATGATAGTAAGAAGATTTCTGAGAAAAAAAGGGATGCCATAGCAAAAGAAATCAAGGAGGCCGCGACAAAGTGGGGAGTTGGATATGTTACATCTTCAGAAATCGATGAAAAGGGAATGTCGTGGGCAAATCAAGAAGCCTTCAGACGTGCATTACGTAGTTGTACAAGTGAGCCTAACATTACACCCGATTTACTCCTAATAGATGGTATTCTAGGACTTCCTAAGGAAGATGGTCTAAAATTCCAGTGTATCCCTGGAGGAGATGGAATGTATTTGCCAATAGCAGCAGCTTCTATCTTGGCAAAGGTATCTAGGGATACCTATGTCAAGGAATGGTGTTGCTCCACTGATGAAAACAAGCTAATAGAAGAGCATTATAAGCTATTGAAAAATAAGGGCTATGGAACTTCAGGACATAGAGAAGGATTAAAAGCGCATGGTGCTCATGAACAGCATAGAAAACAATTTATTCGGAATTGGATTTAATCACGCCTGTTTTAGCCAATTATCCAATAAAGCAATATCTTCTGCCCTTGACTTCCATGTCGTGGTAAAATGCCCTCTGCCTTCGTGAATGAATACTAACTTTTCCTGCGTTTCATGTTTTGAACGAATTCTTTTTATAAATTTTAAAACTTCGTAAGGAAATACTTGCAAGTCATTCTTGTCAGTCCTGGCTATAACAAATAAATCAGAAATACCTTCTTTCGGAATATGTTCCATTGGGCTCCATGATGCGGTCATAATTATATTAGAAGGATTATCTGATGACCCGAATTCATGTGTTTCCAAGGTAGTTAGTGGTAACTTAGGATTAGAAATTGTTTTCAAGACATCTGTATAAGGCGACTCTAAATATAATGCACCGACTAATCCAGGGTTCATTATAGCTACGCTAGATACAAGTAACCCACCTGCAGACCTTCCATGTAAGGCAACCTTAGAGGTATCCATGCCGTATTCTTCTTTCAATGCTTCAATGGAATTCTTAAAAGCTCTGACTGCCTCAATACGATTTAACCTCTGTCCTGACCTAGTCCATTTCAAATCATGGTCACCACTACCAGGGACCATGACAGAAGCAACAATCCATCCCTTTTCTAGTAACGGGGTCCATTTGGAAATAAGAGAGCCTACATGTGTAGGTGTTCCATATGCACCATACGCTGTAATAAGAAGACCCCTTGGTCTCTTTTCATCTGAGGGATGAACTACAAAGGCAGGTAAAGGATGTTCATGATAGGAACACGGAAACTTGTGGGGTTTAGGATTTGATATAAGCCATTTAGGTAAATGGATTGTATAGTGTTCATATCTGATATCAGACACTTCTAGAGTGTAAGGGTTTCTACTGTCATAACTTAGATCACCCCAAATCCATGTCATGGGTTTTATCTTATTTTTTTCTATCTTCCAGAGAGTTCGAATACCATGGTTTCTCGAAACTATCCAACCCGCCTTAAAAGAAAATGCCTCAATTGTATCTTCTATACCTGGAAGTTTCAGATTGTCTGAAACAATACAGGATTGTAAATTTGGGTTATCTAGCCAGAGTTTGCAAGAAGGTATCAGACAAAATTTCTCAGATAGGAAGTCGCTTCTTCTTACATAGATGGAACTATCTTCACCCCGTATTATTCTTAGGTTTTCTTCTAGCTTAGAAGATGTATAATGCGTCTGAACATCAGACGCATTTTCAGATGACCAACTTTTTATAGAATTGTATCTGAGGTCATTTTCTGAGCCAAGGAACCAAACAGTTCCACCTTGGACTGCAAGTGTGGAACCCGTTTGGTGAATTGTCTTAAGATGGATCATCTGAGATTTTTCTACCTTATAAATTTCTATAGAAAACCGCTCAAATCCATCTGGAACCTGGACGGCGGCGGCGACTAATTCTTCAGACAAATCAAAGTCCCAGGATTTTACCTTGAAGTTACCGCATGACCATGTTTTCTCGGGTGTAAATGGTTCAGATATAATCTTCCAAGCATTCCACCTCAAACCATCTGAAGATGTCCTTTTGAACGAGGGAATTTTTAGAGGCTGCAATGCTTCTGTAAAACGAGCATTCTCTTGTTCTATCAAGGAATCCCATCGTGGACCATGCTGTCTCTCCATCCAAGACATGTTGTCTTTCCATGCAACATATCCTAAATTCATCTTAATTACTATAAAGATAATATTTATCGCCTAGAGCCGCGGCGATGACCGTATATCACACTATTAGGAGGAGGAGGGGGTGCTGATAAGGTAGGTCCAAGATTGTATGCTACACCTGGTGCGTGTATAATACGAAGAGCTTGCATAGCAACTGGTTTTATATTCGTTGGAGTAGAAAATGTCGGGATAATCTTTCGTATTCTGTTATTCAGAGTATCTGCGACATACAATATTCTTTCCTGGCCAACACAGATGGCAGATGGACCATAGAATGTAGCTCTTTTTAAGAAAGGGACGAGTGCTCTATTAGGGTCTACAGCACCGTATCCATCTATGTTTCCAGATTTCTGCTCAGGTGAACCAACAACTGGTATAACTGCGCCCTCGTTTGTAATTCGGCGAATTACATTATTACTTGAATCTGTAACATACAAGACATTGTGATGGTCTACGCAAATTCCAACTGGAAAACTAAAACCAGCTTGTGTCTTTCGCCCCTCCTTGTAAAAAGGCTGGCCATTTCCTGCTACAGTTGATACTTTTCCACTTGGTGTAATTCTTCTTATGGCATTATTCTGAGTATCAGTAACAAAAATATTCCCCTTCAAATCTACACATATACCCGTGGGACCATTAAATGATGCTTCTTTTCCTTGCCCGTCTATAAATCCTGCTCTATATACAAGTGGGTCAAGCAAAGAGGCACCCCCCGCAAGTGTCTCTAAAATACCTCCTGACATAACCTTGCAAATTCTATTATTTCCAGTGTCCGATATATAGACATGACCGTCGGTATCTACTGCGACACCCATAGGATTTTGTAATAAAGCAGTTGAGCCAATTCCCGCTGAAACAGTGTCAGTAGAATTTGTTGGACCATTTCCTACCAATGTACCTGTGATACCTTGTATTGCCTGTATATTATTAGAATTATTATATACAATATTTCGTTCAATTATGCGTATGGTATCGTTTAATGTATCTGCTACATAGAGATTTCCATTTCTATCTATAGCAACTGCAGTAGGTCTATTAAATCTAGAAACCATGGGCACACCATTCAGATATCCACTAACACCTGGCGTACCCGCATACAATGTCAAATTTCCAGATGTATCTAATCTGCGAATACAATGATTCATTGTATCTGAAAAATACAGATTACCAGATGTATCGATTGTAATACCAGATGGCGAATTTACTACAGTATTTACTAGAGTGGATGTTGCGTAATACAATGGGACGAGAGTATGTTCAAGATTGCCGATTATATTATTTATATCAAGCGCAGCCTCATACACATTAGTAAATGGTTTCGTAAGAAGTCCTTGCTGTTTCAGCATATATGATTCCGTAAATCGTATATTATGCCCTGTCCTCATACTTCCTTCCGTGAACCTGTAAATCTTCTTTGCATTTAATAATACTATAAAGTCTATGAGTAAATCTTCAATAGTAGGAATACTGTTTAACGGTCCAATATCCATATCAGAATCGTCTATTTTCTGAACAGCAGCAGAATTCATTTCAATATATTGTGCTAGAATACGTCTTAATTGAATACTATTCGAGAATAACATTATATCTTTATTCATATCCAAGCTACCACGCATCTGATTTGCTAAGGAAGCAAGTTGTCTAGCAGTAACGTTATACTGAAGTTCATGTCTATGAATATATATTATACTATAGCCATAGAGCAGATTGTCAGGATTTGCTCTATAAAGTAAGTTATCTCTAACACGTTGCTCTGCCGCCTGATACAATGTTTCCTTGTATCTGACTATCTTATCAAATCCAACATATGATAAATTATATATATCATTGCGGTCAAACCATACATTTGACGTGAGAACGTATATGGCATCTGACGTATTCATAAATGCATCGAGGTCTTTTATAAGTGTCTCTTGGTCAGCATTCATGTAATATGTTTTCGGAATGATACGTGCTTTATCATAGTTGTAATTATTTACAATCATAAACGGTTCAAATTCAGAACCAGAAATATTTATTTTCACGTCAATGTTGTGGTCGATTGCATAATTAAAAAGTCTCAAGGTTCCCCTTATAAAATCATCGAACCCAAATGGCTCATTTCCAGAATATACTTGTACAATTGCCTTCCTAAAGACCATCTAAACTATAGAAAGATTATATTCTTAGATGCCACGTATTATTTTACTGTGGAACCAATCAAATACATTCGGTCTATCGCAAGATGCATCTTTGATTGAAAGTGTTCTTGGAAATCTTGAAGGAGTTCAAAAGAAAGAGATTGTAATAGAAAGATTGGATCCACTACAACCACCTAGTCCCGCCGATATAGTAATTCATTTGGAAGTCCCTCATCCTGTATGGTTTGCATGGGCGCCTACTCAAATATGGATGGTAAATCCCGAATGGTGTTCTCCTGCTTGGTTTTCTTACAAGGACCGATTTACTTCTATATGGGTCAAAGAACTAGATAGAGTATCTGAATTTGGTTCGAAGGCCACTTTTGTACCATGGGCCGTAAGAGGGCATTTGAAGCCTGTAAAGCCAGAAGCCCTGGGTTTAAGACAGGCCTTATGGGTTCTAGGTGCTTCTCAGAATAAACATATAGCAGCTCGCGCCTTGCTACCCTTATGGCCTTCTGATTTTCCTATTACAGTTACAACAACTCTAGAAGAAGTAGACTTACCTGGTTTATTTCCATCATCTGTAACTGTAAAAAGGGGATTTCTAGAGGCAAGTGAGCTGGAAGAACTCAATCAGACTGCGGCAACTCATATATGTATTAGCGCGGGAGAAGGGTTCGGGTTCACAGCCGCCCAGGCGGAAGCCAGGTCCGCGGCGATGATTTTAAATACATTACCAGTTTATAAAGAATACTATGGAGACAAAGAATACGCAGGATTTCTAGAAACACCTTGTGTAAAATCAGATAAAAACCACGTTGGTTTTATTGCAGATTTTTCTAGAGTAACGACGGAGAATATCAAGTCTGTGTTACGTTCGACAGTACCCAGTGGAGAATTACAAGTAGAAACTTCATTAAAGAGGCTTGATAGTTTTAAACAAGTTGTCCTGAAACAAATTGTACCCTTCTTGAAAAAGGCGCGTAGACAACCACGTATGCCCCCTGTAACCGGACAGGCAGATTGCCCGCCTATTTCTGTTTTAACTCTAACATACAACAGAAGAAATTTTATTGAACTAGCATTTTTAAACTTATTAGTAACAGATTATCCTAAAAATAAGATACAATGGGTAGTCGTAGAAGATAGCGATGACCCATCACTGACAGCGCTTGATAAAATTAAGCAATTTGAAGAGAGGCAACCAGGTATTGAGATTACTTATGTCCCAATGACTAAGAAGCGTTCCATTGGATACAAGCGGAATAAGGCGGTCCAGGCTGCAAAGCATGATATCTGCGTAAACATGGACGACGACGATGTATATCCTGAGACTTCTTTCAGACGCAGAGTATCATGGCTTCTAGCATACCCTGAAGTAAAGGTCGCAGGATGCACGATGATAGCGATGTATGACTTACAACATGGAATTAGTGCAGTAAATACGCCCCCATGGGCTCTAAAACAATGTGAAAGAGTAAGTGAAGCATCTTTTTGTTTCTGGAAGTCCTATGCGCTTGAACATCTATTTCCAGACCAGCAGCAGAGTGAAGGTGAGGCCTTTGTTCCTGAAGATGAGCGCTTCATGGAAATTCCTCCACAGCAAGTGCTAGTTGCCTTAAATCACGGTAAAAATACCAGCGGTCGTATTATAGCTGGACGTGCTCAGACAGGTTGTTTTTGGGGCTGGGATAGACAATTCATAACATGGTTACATGGTTTAGTTGGAGTGCAAGTTGAGGCGGTATAAAACAATTCGTATTCTTATTAAATATATGGGATCCAAGAATAAGAAAAAAATAGAAAAAAATCCAACCGTTTCAGTTGTTACTATTACACAATTGAAACGTTTTCCATGTCTTGAAATTCTAAAAGATATGATTAAGGCGCAGACTTATCAGAATATAGTAGAGTGGGTAATTGTAGAAGGTTCACCTTCAGAAACAGACTGGCCTGAGAATGCGTCCAATATTCAAAAGTTAAAAGATGATGCGGAATTTAAAATTCCAATTATATACTTGGAAAAAAAGTCAGGTGAAAAGCTAGGTGGGCTTAGAAATAAGGCTAACAAGGCATGTTCTGGCGAAATAACGGTAGTCATGGACGACGATGACTATTATCCAGTAGAACGAGTAGAACATGCTGTCGAAAAGCTACAAGGGTCTCCATTTCTAATTGCAGGATGTTCTGATATGCTTATCTATGACTATACTATTGAAAAACTTTGTAAGTTCAGAAAATTCGGCGAATATCACTCTGTGAATAGCTGTTTAGCATGGAAAAAGAAATACTTGGAAACCCATTCACATGATGAAACAAAGGAAACTGGAGAAGAACCTAGTTTTACTAACCAATTCAAAGAACCCATGGTTCAACTTGATGCAGCCAAGACGATTGTTCAGTCAAGTCATTCTTCCAATACATATAATAAGAGGGAAATATTGACGAGTGGAATTACCAAGATAAATGACGGAGTAAAAGAAATAAGTGAACCTACTGAAAACTATATAAAAGAACCCTTTTTTAGCAGACTAAAGTCTATTTTCTTCAAGGGGGGACAGAGTAAATACGATATTGTATACTTTGCAGGAGGATTTTCAATTAGTTGGGACCCTAGTTCAAAAACCCTAACAGGTTCTGAACAAGCCATTGTACACTTATCATCGTCTTGGGTTGAACTAGGAAAGAAAGTAGCAGTATATGGTTTACTGAAGGAATGTCATCATGGAGGGGTTGACTTCTTTGACTGGAAAAAATTTCCTTTTAATGAGTCATTTGATACACTAATCCTATGGCGCGTCTATGGTATTTTATGCGGAGGACCATTTAATTTAAAAGCTAAACGTATTTGGCTAGATTTGCACGATGGGATAGTAGTAAAGCCATTTCTAGAAAGCTGGTTTCGTTATGGTTCAAAGGTAAATAAGGTATTTTTCAAGAGTAGCTATCATAAGGAATTATTTGACAAGTCATTGAAAACAATACTACCCAAAGAACGATATGCTATCATAGCTAATGGTGTGCGTGTAGATGAGTTTGCAGTAAACGTAGATAACGTTCAAAGAAATCCTTTTAGATTTTGTTATTGTTCTTGTTATACCAGGGGCCTTATGCCTATCTTACAATATATTTGGCCAATTATAAAAAATCAGGAGCCAAGAGCAGAACTTCATGTATATTATGGAACAGAAAGTATAATGGATACTGAATTTAAAAATCAGATTACTGCCTTATTAGCAAAACCAGGTGTGATGGACCACGGAAGACAGCCTGTAGAAATAATAGCGAGAGAAAAATATATGTCAAATTTCCATTTATATTTATCAAATTCTGACAGTGAAATTGACTGCATTACTGTAAAAGAAAGCTGTATAACAGGTGCAATTCCTCTATTGGCTAATCACGGTGTATTTAAGGAACGTGATGGAATTCGCTTTGAATTAAAAGATAATGACCCTATGAGTTATGTGAAGATCGCTCTAGAGATATTAAAAATAATGAAAGATCCAAATATTGATACTTTCAGACAAAAACTGAAAGAATCAAAAAATGTAATGAAATGGATCGATATCGCGGCAAAATGGTTACAAGAGGAATTCTAAGTTGGCCTACATCCGTGACCAAACATAAGTTGAATGAAAGAAAACCTGCTTCCATGTTCAATATACTGGCGATATGTATAATGTAAAAATCCGACAACTGTGAATAATTTTATAGCTCTAGATATATAAACACGGTAAGAGTTTACCCTTGCCTTATCTTTTTCATCTGTATATTCACCCGTATTCAAAAACTGATAGACAATTAACATACACAAAAGTGGTATTGCGAAATACCACTTTGTTTTAGTCATTATCAGGAATGTAAAATATACAAATACAGTCTTAATAACTACAAGGTGAATTGGTATATTTTTACGTTTTACGAGAGAGGTAAATAAGAAAAAGAATGCAATAATGCCAATAAGATGTCTAAAAAATAAATTATTGTTCATCCATTTCTGGAAATCACAATTCATCAAATTGCCAAGATAATTGAATAGAATAGCTATGTATAAACCAGCAAGTGGTGTTTCTGTGTCAAATACATTATTCCATAAATCATATTGATCATCATCATCATTAAGAGCCTTGTTGGCCGCTACTTGTTTTTCTAACGCTGATAGCCTCGCCTCAATATCAGTAGTCATAACTAATTAAACCATATATTATTATTTCTTGCGTCTAGTTCCACCCTTAGGCAATCTTCTATTTGCTGTTTTCGGAACAGGCTTTATCTTTTTAAGTGTAGTAGATGATATGTTGCTGCCGGAAATGTTAGGTACAGTTGGCGTCTTAGGAGGAGTTATATCACCCGATAACGCATTTGCTATAGGAGACCCTGGTTTAGGAGTTATTTCTGGTGTTACTAAATTCCCAATTGTTTTCTCTAATGATTCTCCCGCACTAGATTTACATTCAAATGCAAGTGTCTGAGGGTCAGTTGGAATACTCATAAGTTCTAAGATAAGTCTTATAGGAGGTATCTTACGCAGAGGTTCAATTGCCTCCTGAAATTCCTTAGAACAATATATGGTTGGCTGCCTTACAATTGCCTGTAAATTTTGTATATCATCAAACGTAGGAACAAAGCCTTCAGGGATATCTTTTATCTTAAGCTCTAATCCAGCAGGTTCTACTGATTTCTGCATAGCAGCCTCTATTTCATCTATCTTGCCATTTGCATCTTCCACTATCTTTTTAATAAGATCAAACTGGGTTCTAACAGAAAGCCTTACAAAATCAGGAGCAAAATTAGCAAATCCCCATAATAAAAACCCAATAAAAATAGATTTTCCAGATTGATAAATATCCATTGTTAGTCGCTCTTGAATATCAGGTGCTATTAAGTCTAATAGATTTAATAAGACCTTTCCAATAAGACCTGCAAGCATGGGTATTTCTCCAAAAAATCCAATCATGCTTAATATACCTTGCTTCCAATCACCTTTCAAAAAGTCAATGAGGCCCAGAGCAAGAGATAAGAATTTTCTGGCCCTATCGTTAGTTAATGGTCCAACAGTTGTCGTAATACGTATTGCCTCTATAATTAATCCGATGGCTATAGGAATAGCCCTTGGATTTACAGGGACCATAATTACAGATACAAATACGGGTGGAGGTGCAGGGATAGGTAGAGGAAATCTAAAATCAGGCGTACCCTTATCATAAAAAAAGCGAAATGGCCCTATTTCTCTAGAAAAATTCTTAACCTGATCATCGATTGACCGTATCATATCGCGAATTTTCCAGAACATCCTATCAATACTTAAGTCTTCAAGGTTCATTATAGGTTTTACCATTTGTCCAGTGGCAGACGCTTTCACCGAAGGCGACATGTTACCACCGACTTTATTAGAACTAGGATGAAACAAGGGCTTTACAAATTTCTGAACAGCATCCTCTACTATCTTAGCCTCATCACGCTCAAACATAGGCTCATTATGTCTATCAACTATATTAGATGACCAACCCCTCTTAAAATTATTTTTTTTAGCTTCTAGAACTAAAAAACTTATACCTGAAAATGTATCATATACTTTTTTTCTTAAAGCAGAATGGTCTGCGTTTGCTAGTTTTTCCAAATTTTCCAATGCTATTTCTAATTCCTTTTGGCCACTATGGTCCATCTAACTAGGCAGAACACATTGTACATCCCTCCTCATTCGCATCATCTGGCTTCTTTGAGGCCTCTTCGTAATCCTTAGCTAACTTAGCAAGCAAGGCTGCACGAGTTTTAGCCTTTTTCTCCTCTGGCGTAAGCTCATCGTCGCTCTCAGATTCAGAAACATCGTCTTCTACCTGTGTAACAGCACCCTGGACCATTCGAGGGTCTACCGTAAATTTTTGAGCCATCACCGGGGCCTTCGTGCGCAAATAGTAACATCCTGTTTTCAATCCCTGCTTCCAAGCATGGAAATGCATACTCGTCAACTTGGCATACGTAGGGTTCTCTATAGACAAGTTTAGACTCTGGCTCTGACAGATAAAAGCACCACGTTGCGCTGCCATATCGATGAGGCTGCGCTGCCTGATTTCCCAGGATGTCTTGTAGACTGCCTGGACATCCTCTGGAATTTCCTTAATGCCTTGAACACTGCCATTCCGTGCAATAATCTGCTGCTTCAGACTTTCTGACCAGATACCTAGTTCCATCAAATTGCTCACAAGGTATTTATTCACAACGACATACTCGCCAGCAAGAACACGCCTTGCGTAAATATTAGATGTCATTGGCTCAAAGCATTCCGTGTAACCTAGAATTTGGCTTGTAGAGGCGGTAGGCATAGGGGCTACTAGAAGAGAATTACGAAGCCCATGTGAGGCATTCACTCTCAAGGATGCCCAGTCAAGGGTCTTCTCCGTTTCGGTTATGGGTGAAATAGACCACAT